TGGCTTGGACCTCGTCGGCAGTGTAGCCAATAAAGACCTTGTCACCCTTCTTGGGCTGGAGCCCGGTGGCCGGAACAAGGTAATAATGGTTGATCTCTCCGGTCAGGGCACCGGACTCATCCCGCACACGCTTTTCCTTGCGAAAGCAATCAAGCTCGGTGTCCTCGTTTGTGTACGTAGGCGCCCAGTCGGTCCCGCCTGCGACTACCTTGCGTCGAAACACACACTTGAAAGCCCCCGCGCCTACTTCCACAGCAACTTCGGAAAGAGCCTGCGCGACTTCGGCTGCAATCTCCGCGCCGCTCATCCGACAGTCACCGCCGGCAGACCCCATCTAGTGAGGGGCAAGAGCAGCGCGTCAATCATCGGGGAAACCGGCTGCATGTCGGCCGCCCCTCCAAGACCCGCGCTTTGAATCGGCGTCCACTGGATGCCTTCAACCTTGGTCAAAACCTTGGCTTGGCTGGGCGTGAAAGTCTGCGACCAGAAGCCGGGGTTGTCCATCTCCAGGCCGGCGGCGATGTAAACCGCCTCTTCCACTTCGGGCTCGCTACCGTCGTACTCGTCGAGGAAGCGGATCACATAGCGGGTGCGGATGTAATCTTTAGCCCTTTGCAGGGCGGATATCTCGTTTGTGCTGTTGTTGACCGTTTGGCCACGAGCAGCGGCGTAGGTCTGCCAATCAGCGACTGTTCCTGCGATGGTGATTGGCATGCTGAACCCGCTACTTTGTGACGTGCTTAACTGCCCACATGACAGCTTGCTCGGCGTTGGTTATGGCGACGGAAAGCTCACGGCTGTCCCCTGTGTTTTGGCAGGCTGAGATAAAAGCCGCTCCAAGATCCTTCAGCACCACCATCTGGTGCTTCTCTTCATCGGTAAGCTTCCGATACTGGTGCCTCGCAGCGTTGTTAGCTGTGCGATCGTCTGACGCGCTATCCACTGACTCGGTCATATTGTCCTACCCTTCTTTGAAGCCCCGCGCGTGATTGCGCGAGGCCGCTTGGTATTACGCCTTGGGCGCGACAGGCTTCGGAGCTGCGGGCTTGGGCGCCTCAGCGGGCTGATCCGGCTTTGGCGTCTTGAACTCCAAACCGGCCGCCTTGTACTTGGCCTTGAGATCGTCATCCCAAGAGACCTCAAGACCCTTGACCTTGGCTCCTGGTTTGATGACGACCATCTCCGACCCGACCTTGACGGCTTTAGCGCGCCCGGTCGGGTTGCTGACATCAATCACGCTCATGTCAAGGTCGCCTTGCGCAGAACGCGGGGCTGCGAACACATGTAGAGGGGGTAGCTGTAAAGCTCGCCTTTGACCCACATATTCCGCTCCCGGTCAGGGATGGTCATCGCGTAGACCCGCTGACCCGGCGTGTTGATGAAGCCCATCGACTCCAGCGGCGAGTATGCCACGCTGAATACATCAGTCGCTCCGATCGGAAAGAACTTCGCCTCGTCGGAGGGCACGGCCACCGTCGAATTGTCGTCCGTGCCCCGGTAGTTGTGGAACGTGACGTTGCCGACTCGGAAGCTCTCGAAGATGTTGCCTTGGTCCTCGCGCAGCTGGTTAGCTGCCACTTGGTTCAGGTAGAACTTCTCAATCTTCGGGTGCGTGACCAGCGCGTCGTAGAAGTCATCGCCAGCCAACGCATGGATCGACGCGCCGGCGAGGTTGCCTAGTGCCGAGCGTGCCATGGACCGCGAGATATCCTTGGTCTTGCCGATGACGTCGGTGCCGGAAACATCCAGCTCGAAGCTGGTGGCCGCCGGGATCGCCTCGTTGAACTCGGCCGAGTAGTCGTAGATGACCGTAGTCCCGTCGGCGTCCAGAAGCAGGCCCTGCAGCGCCCCGAGCCGGTGATGCTCATGGGTCAGCTCCATGTCCTCGTTGACGCGGTCCATCTTGTCCATGAATTCGCGCTGCACCTGCATCAGCTCCGTTTCGGAGCCGAAGGCCCGGATGCCATCTACCTCGTGTGCATACATGGTCGTACGCTTGGTAAGGCGTGTGGTGCGCAGCGAGACAGCATCGCGGGCTGTGTCGTCCAGGCTCTCAGGTGGTGCTCCGTCGGCCGAAGTCGGGATGAGCGTCAGCCCGCCCTCTTTCCGATCGACAAAGATTTCGCGCGTGCGGACCGGCTTGGGCGTGAAGAGCCCAAGCGAGCCGAGCAGTTGCGGGCGGTAGGGTCGTTTCCGAATCGCGCCCGAAAGGGACGTGGTCGAAAAGGCCGAACCGTTGAAAACATCCATAGTTGCCATTGTTCAGGTCCCCTTATCGAACGATGAGGCCGAGCGCGGCAAGTGCCGTGTTCGACGCGGTGATAGCGTTGGCATCAGCCCCCGCCTCGTAGATCAGCTCGGCACTGTTGAGCTCCGCATCGCGAATGATAACGGTTGCGTCAACGTCAACAGCCGAGCCTGTCTCGTTGATGAGGTTGGCGTAGAGCACGCCTGCCTCTGTACGACGGCCATCGTCGGTGCCGTCCGTGTCATGCCGAACGAACGAGTCATCAGCGGCAAGCTGGCCGAGGATAGTGCCGGCCTCAAACGTGGTGTTCGCAGGAACCGTAACGACCGCAGCATCGCGCGAGCGCCAGTCATTCGCCTCGGACAGCAGGAACTCGGCCGTGCGCGCGCCTTCGGTAAGAATAGTCATGGCTTACGCCCCTTTCTGATCGAGGAAGGCCCACGGATCAGCGTCAGTAGTGCGAACGCCTCCGCTCATGGCCTTGGCGACCGGGTCAACGGTCAACTGGGCGGGTGTGACGTCAACCTGCACATCGAACATTGCCGAAATGTAGGCGTCGTCTTTGCCGTCGACCTTCTCGTCGCCGAGACGGGCAGCCACGACAGCCAAGCGAACCTGCTCGTCGGTCAGGCCATCAACCACGACATCCGGCGCGATGGCCTTTGCTTTGGTCTCGAGCGCCACGCGGTCCTTGACCAGCTTGGCCTTGTCCTCATCGGTGAGGACCTTTCCCTCGAGCTCCTTGATCTTGGCGTCCGCGGTGGCCAGCTCCTTGTTCTTGTCGGCAAGAGACTTGGCGTTGGCGTCAACGGCGTCCTTGATCTCGCGGTCCTTGGCCGCCTTGTAATCTTCGATGATGGCTGCGTCCGAGACCGCGACTTGCGCAGCCTTGTCTCCCAGCACCACCGTCTTCAGAGCATCAGTCATGGTTTTCTCCTTTTGACCGCCCTTGGTGATCGGGGCCGCGCCCCACTTACCCGCCTCGTCGCCGATGCGGAACTCAGAGCCGGCGCGGCCAGCGCGCACGACTGCAATATGGTCTATGTAGATATCCTTCTGGACAGCGTCGTAAAGCTGGCCGTCAGGGGTGGTGCCGCTCTCGCGATGGATGTCAGCCGTATAGCCTCCGGAAAGCTGTCGCGCTTCGTTGCCCTCCACCTTGTCGATCAGCCCTTGGTCCGAGATGGTAAGGTCAATCTCGACATCCTGCCCGGACCGCTGCACACCCATAATGGTACCGCGGGAAAGGTCAGCCCAGTTCTTGGCAGTGACCCGCTCAGTCGGATGGCCGTCTGTGATCGGCTTGCCCTTATAGCTGGCCAGCGAGTCAACCCGCATGACCTCAGCTTCGGGCCGGTAAACAGTCACACGTTCCCGCTCCGGCCATCCGACCTCACTACCCGTGTAGGTTTGCACACCTGTGCGAGCAGCCTTCACACGACCTCCGAGATAGCCGTCGCGATGACGCTTGACGCCCCCCAGAGCATCCGCGTCGAGCACTTCGGTGAACAACACCCGGTCGGCCGTGGCTTCGTCGGCAATGGCGACCTCAACTGCGATCTGCTCGCCGTCTTCTGCAATGCGTGGGTCAGTCATCGTCTCTGTCCTCTTCCTCATTGGCCGCCGGCTCGGGCTCAGGCGGATCCTCCTCGACTTCGCCGAAGAACTCATCTCCCTTACCGTCACTCGTGCCGAAGAACTCCGTCCAGTAGCCTTCCATTCCAGGGAACGCGCCGGACTCAGTGAAATTGTTGGACACTGCCCGGCCTGCAACCTCTTCCGGGACCATGCCTGCATCAACCGTGCGCGCCATTGCCTCAGCCGCGATCTTGGCGGTTTCCGCACGCTCTTTCGCGGTCGGTTGCCACAACGGCTTCCAGCGATAGTGGACATCATCCGGGCGATCACCCAGCGCCGAACGGATCAGACACTCGTCCAGAATAGACATTGCCGGACCCATGCGGAGGGATTGCTCTACCTTGACCTTGTCGTAGTAGGCCCGCGTATCGCTTTCGCCGGTCGCACTCAGTCCGCCGGGGCTGATCATAAAAAAAAGTGTCATAGGAATGCCCACCGCAGCGCTGGCAAGCTGCATGAATTTGTCTATGACGGCCTCAAGCCCACTGAATGACAGCGTCTTCTGCTCGTACTCCTCCAATGCGTCAAGAATTAGCGTCCCGTTAATGCCCTTGGCTTGGCTGGCCAGCTTGATCCGCTTTATGACCTCTTGCTCGAATGCAATCCCCCGCTGCTGCAGGTTTCGCATAAGGTCAGGGATCTTGATAACGTCGACCTTGGCCTCGTAGCTCAACGAGTTGACGTTATACGCGATCTCATCGACCCGCTTCAGAGCGTCCAGCATGCCCGGCAAAGACGAGCGCCCCCATCCGTCTGTGGACACCCCGCCAAGGTCGCGCAGAGGCGCGAGGCCGTGGAACAACACCAGCCGCGACGGATGCAGGTTGATCATCTGGCCATCGGCGGCCACAACCGTCCAGAATTTAGGTTGCTTGTAGTACGGGCTTGTGACGTCCAGCTCGTAGTCCTGCCCGGTGATCTCGTAGCGGGTCAGGACCGTCAGATACTTGATGCCGCCCTTGGCCACCGTTTCAGGGTCGAGGGGCTCCATTGGGTCGCTCGCGCCGGTGCCAATTAGCAGGGCCGAGCCGCCATAAAGCCGCGCCAGGCGCCGTGCTTCAAACACCTTAGCCTGGACCCCGAGACGCTGCTCTTCGGCCTCTATATCGCTGATTTCCACGCTGTCAGCTTGCCACTCCCGCCACTCTCGGCAGGAGTCCTCGGCGGGCATATCAATCGCGCGCTGGATCAGGGCCGAGGCTTCATAGGCCGTGCGCAATTCGTGCGGGGCGTGCTGCTCCGCGATCGTGTATGTGGCTTGCGACCCCTTGTCGCGAGACGTTCCCATCCCTGAGACGAGGTTTTCCATGCCGTCTCGGATGTGGTTGCCGTCCATTATAGCGCCCCCGTTAGGCTGTAGAAATTGTCGTCCAATATGAGCTCAGTCAAGACCCAAACCAAGGCGTCAACACGGTCTGGTGACCCTTCGCCAGCAAACCCGTTCGGCCCCATCATGCACATCTGGTCCTCGAGCTCAGGAAAGCTGCCCACATGGCTGACTTTGCCTTGCTCATATAGGGCTGCGATCGGCTCGGCCCGAACGACCTTGCCACGGCTGGCCTTGACTTCGCTATAGCTGACGTTAGCGTCGATCGTCTTAACGACGTGTTCAACCATCGCTCCGCCGTAGTTTGTTTCGGCCACAATGCGATCAGCTTGGTACTCATGATACATGTTGACGGCGCGGCGGCCCCAGCCATCAGGCGAAAGCTTGCAGGTGCCGTCCGCTAGGATGTAGGCCCTACCGTCGACCCCTTTGCCACCGACTACAATGCCAATGCTGTCGCCGTCGTCAGACTCCCCTTTGGTACCACTGGGGTCAACGCCCACAATGATCCGCACCATGTCGGGGGTCTGCTTGACCCGTGTCTCGTCCAGTTCATTGTGGTTCCAAAGCGCCCCGACCAAGTCCTTTAGGATCTCGGCTTCGAGCTCTTGGCGGCCTAGCCGGGTGCCCGCGTAGCGGTTGGTCAGCTTGTCCAAGAACTGCTTTGGCAGGTTGGCGGCGTTGTCGTATGTGCTGCCTTTGGTGATTACCGTCGTTTCGTCGCGCATAAGTTCGCGAAGAACCGGTATCGGGCGCGGGGTGGTAGTCACACAAACCCGCGGATCAGCCCCCGATCGCATGGTGAAGGACAGCATGTCCCAAAGTTCGCGGGCGCGCTTGTACTTGGCCAGTTCGTCAACCCAAGCTGTGTCGAACTCAGGACCCCGTAGCTGGTCCGGCTCGGTGCCGTTATACCCGAGGGCCTCCGCGCCATTGGGCCATACGAGACGCACGGGCCGAAAGCGGGCCTTTGGTCGTTCGTGCTCAGGATGGATGGCAAGCAGGCGAGGCACCATGACCTCTTCAAGGTCTTTCTGCGTTTCAGCAACAATTGCAATCTTCATCGCGCCTTGCTTCCACCGGTCGCGTACCCAATGTGCCCCTGAAGCGGTTTTGCCGAACCCCCTACCGGCGAGCACAAGCCAAACGCCCCATAGGCCCTCAGGCGCAATCTGGTTTGGCCGCGCCCAGAAACGCCAGTCATATTCCAGCTCCAGAAGTTGCCGGTCAGTCAGACTGTCCAGTATCTGCGTCCTCTGCGCTTCGGGCAGCGAGGCCAGCGAGGCGGCTTGTGATGCGATCACGGGC